ATTTTTAATAACATTATTATTATAATACTTTTTTTTAAAAATCATACTTCTTTCATTATTAAAATTAAATTCTGATGATAAAAATAATTTTTTTTCAACAAAATTAATAGAATTTTTTATATTTATTCTATTTTCATTAAATTTAATAAAATTTTGTTCGCTTCCCTTATAATATTCATATATAGGAAAAGACATTTTTGAATTAATAAAATTTTTTTCTTCTAATCCGTTATTCAATATTTGACTATTATTTATTTCACTATTTAATTCTATTTTTTTTGGAACAAAATTTAAACGTTTATTTATCTTATTATTTTGTATATCTATTTTTTCATTTTGATTATCATTTGTATTTTCTTCATTAGTAATTGAAGATGAAGTAGTAGAAGAATATCTTTTTATACAATCAAATTGGGTACCTATTTTTTTATTATCTTCATTAATTTTTTCATTTTCATTTTCTACATTTTCAACATTTTCAACATTATCTACATTTTCTATAACTTTTTCATTTTTAGTTATAAAATTTTCTTTAATATTATTCTCAGTTTTTGCCTTTTCCATTTCTTTCTTTTTTTTATTTTTTTGTTTAATTGATTTTCTTTCCTTTGATTCTTTTATGTTATCTAATAATTCTTTAAGATCTTTATAATTTTTTTTCTCCTTTTTTTTAACTTTTTTTTTCTTCTTTTTAGTGCTTTTAGCTATTTCATTTTTATTCACTTTATTACTTGTTTTACTTTTTTCTTGAAAGTCTTCCATAAAAAATAAAGTTTTTAAATATATTATATCCTGTCAACCTATAAATAATGGCACCTACATATTGCAATATTGTATACGCTGCTTTTATCAACCATTCTACAACTGGTTTCAATGTAAATGCTAAAGCATATCTAATATACTCAATATCTGCTCCTATTCGTTTATCATATTGTCCTATTGTACTCGCTGCTTGTCTAACGAAGTTATACATACTTCTAACACCAAATACTGCTAACGCCCATTTTCCTACTTTATTAATTATTTTAGATAAACTTTTATCATGTTTTTCTAATTGTTTTGTAGGACTTCCATAATCTAATTTATCTTGTTGTGCTTTTAAACTAACTAATTTATTTTTTAACTTTTCAATATCTAATTGTTGGCGTTGCAAATCTTCTTCATTAGCAAATTTAGATTTTTTTGATTTATCATATATTTTTAATAAATCTTCTAGTTCTTTTTCAACTTGTTCTATTTGCTTTTCAAAACTTTTGGTATCTGCTTCAACAGGTATTTCTACACTTCCCATTCTTGCCATCTAATCACCCCTCTTCAATTGTTCATAGAATTTTCTTATACTTTCTTTTTGCTTTTCAGTAGGTTCTTCTTTAACTAAAGCAAATCTTTTCTTTTGTTCATTAATTTCTCTTAACAATTTACTATCTTTAATATCTTTAGTATCCATTGTACGTATATTCCTTATTCGATTTAATACACAACAATTTCCAAATTCACTATTAGACAATCCATTTATTAATTCATAAAATTCCCACCAATGCATATATCCATCTAAGACTATTCCATAATCACTTCTAAAACTTGCTCTTATGTATTTCATATCTTGTACGAAGTCCATATCTTTCTCTTTTGTACCATCATCAGGCTCTTCACCACATAAAAGGTACTTTTTAGCCTTTTCTAGCAACATTTCATAATCTTGCGGGCAATTTAATCCCTCTTCACCAAATAACTTGTAAATAAGGGCTAAAGCACGCTCATAATCTCCTATGTTTTTATCTTCTGATATTTTATTACATTCTATTGCTACACGATAATCAGTATTTATTTTATACTTCTTACCATTTACATCTGCATATTCTGGATACATCTAAATCACATTCTTGTCTACATCATCACTATATTTTTTCATTATGTTTTCTTTTAAACCTTTAAAACTTAAATCTAAATATGGAAGAATATTTTTTTCAATTAATTCATCTATCTTAAATAATGTCGTCCAACCAAATTTCCTTCCACATAAAAGTTTTTCTATTCCTCTTTCTCCTAAAAAAATGTTATATACCTCTTTTTCCTTTTCAAAGAACTCTTTTGTTGTTTTAATCATTTCTTCTTCTTTTGCAGTTAAATAATTCTTTGTAGGTCCATCTTGTTTTTTATTAATTATAATAGTCTTATTTTTAAACCATTCTCTATTTTTTCTATCTTTTTCTAACATTTCTTCATATCTTAACGGCAAATCAATATCATTCACATCAAACTTCAAAACTTCCCCTGTTTCTACTCCATTTAAAGTAATTGGTATTACTAACACATCATCATCTGTTATATTAATTGTGTTTTTCATATTCTTCCTTCTTTCTATTTAAAAAAGAGTCAAGGGCTCTTTACCCTTAACCCTTTATCGGTTACGCAATAGGTGTAAATGTTGGAACACCATCTGCTAAAACAACTGTTCCTTCTACAGCATCTCCACTAAAATATATATCATATTCTATTTGACCTGTATCTCCCATGTAACTTGTAACTGTAACTAAACCGTCAGTCATTTTTGCTGGATATGTAGTGGTAGTTGTACCTGTTCCATTCCATGTATCAACTTCTAACAATTGAGTTTTGTAATTTAATTTATCACGTCCATCAGCAACAAATTCAAATACTGGGTCATTCTTATATGCTTTTTGTGTAACACTTGCTTGTTTTTGGTTTCCTGTATGGTCACTACGAGCATTTTGTTCTAATATCCATTGCTCTGTTTCAACTTGTGGGTTGTAATCAATAGCCATATCAGTAATACCAATTCCAACAGGTTTCCAAGTAGGTGATTGTCCACTTGGTGTAGTGTTCATAAATAATATATGTTTGTATCTTTCTACTTTTTCAATATTATCTGGTATTAATGCCATTTTCCTTTTCCTCCTTTTTTTGTTTATTATCTCTTTCTAATAAAACTAAATCTCGGTAACTTAATGGCTCTATAAAACCTTTTTCATTCAATTTAGCAATATCTTTCATATCGAGGTCTTTTATTTCATCACCCATAATATAAAACTTGCCATTTAATGAAAAATCTTTTTTTGCTTTAATTATTTTCATTATGTCACCTCTCTATATGTTATTTTTATTTGTATATTCATTTCACAAGTATTGTCATCTGCATAAGCCACACTTCCACTATCTAAGCATTCTATTCCTTCAATACCATCTATCTCTGGCCACTGCTTAGCATAATTTTTTTCTTCAATTAACTTTTCAAATTTTTCCCAAAAACCAATATTTGCTAATTGGTCTGCTTGGTCACTTGTGTATCTAAATCTACTTCTAAATGTATATGTATCTTGGCATAATTTGCCAATTACCCATCTTTCTTCTACTCTACTAAGTGGCAATCTATCAATCGAATATGAATTAACATTATCTTCTAAGAAGTCTGCTTTAATTTCATAATCTCCTGTTTTTATTTCATCAATAACATCATATAAATAATTAATCAAACTTTCTGCTCTTGTCATAATTTTCTCCTTATATA